TGATATTAATTTTATTTTTCGTATATTATACAATATGGATAAACTAATTTATACTCGTGGTACATATTCTAAAGAAATTCAGAAGGTTGAATTAGATGTAAATGAGAATGTAGATATACATGACTTTAAAAGAGTGTGTAAGCGATTAGCTTGTGCATTAGGATATGATAGTAATAGTGTTGAAGAGGCTTTCGAAGGTAAGACGAAGCCGTTTGATAAATTAAAACAAATAATAAAAGGTTAATATGGCTAGTAATATATACGGTAGTTACGAGGAACAAGAATCAAAAGTAAATTCAGCAGAAGAAGAAGTTTATTATGAGGATGATTTAGAGAAAAAACATCTTTATAAAGAGATTGAATTTGCAGTTGATGTAGAGGATAGTGTTGTCTATATAATAGGTGAGATAGAAGATTTTGGCTTATACGATTTTATGGTTCGTTGTCGTGCTATTATTAAGAATAGAGAAGAAGATGACAATTCACCTATAAACGTTATTATAGATTCAGTAGGTGGAGATGTATACGAGATGTTTGGTATGATAGATTATATTGAAAGTTTAGAAAAAAATAGTAATATTAAAATTAATACTATATGTAGAGGTAAAGCTATGAGTGCAGCTGCAATGATTCTAGCATGTGGTACTGGTAAACGTCTAGCAAGTAAGCGATCAACCATTATGATTCATGAAGGATCATCGATGCAAGCAGGTAAGTCATCAGATTTAAAAGCAGCTCATAAATATAATTCTCATCTTGAATCTATGGCTAACTCCATATTAGGTGAGAAAACAAACAAAGATAAAAAGTTTTGGTCAGAACAGTCTAAAACTGATTTATACTTATCAGCTAAAGATGCATTGAAGTTAGGTGTAATAGACGGAATAATAAATTAATATATGAAATTAAACGAAAAACAAATTATAGAAAACTGGAATGATTTACTCGGTAGGATAGATCACCAGTTTAAAGGTGATCGAAAAGATAGACTTATTGAAATGTACAAGCATTTTGAAGATAGAATGATGTTTGCTCCAGCTAGTTCTAGAGAGCATTATCATAATTGCTTTCCTGGTGGTTATGTTGATCATGTTCTACGTGTTATGGATTGTGCATTTGATTTATATAATTCCTGGATGATGCAGGGAGCACATACAGAGAATTATACAGTTGAAGAGTTAATGTTTGCAGCACTTAATCACGATTTAGGTAAGATAGGTGATTTAGATAATGACACTTATATACCTAATGAGTCAGAATGGCATAGAAAAAATCAAGGGGCATTATATACAGTAAATCCTAAAACTGAATTTAGTCTGGTACCTGATAGAAGTTTATTTCTATTACAACATTTTGGTATTAAATACTCTTGGAACGAGTTCTTAGGTATAAGGATACATGACGGTATGTATGAAGAAGCTAATAAACCTTATCTAGTTAGCTTTAATCCTGATTCTAGATTACGTTCTAATCTACCTTTAATACTACATCAAGCAGATATGATGGCTTCAAGAGTAGAGTGGGAAAGGTGGAAGCATGGTTCGAATGGCCTACATGGAACAAGAACTTTGACAGATGTATCTAAAGACAAAATGATGCAACATGTTGTTAAGAAAGAAGTAAATATCACTAAAACTAAACCTAAAAAAACACCCTCACCTACATCGCAACTTAATACAGGTTCAGATGCTAGTAAATTATTTGACGAGTTATTTGGATGATTTTAACAATAATAATATTATCTATAGCTTTAATCGGATCATTATATGCTAACTGGAATCTTTTACGTAACTTTGAGAAGAGTGAGGAATATATAGAAAATCTAGAATCGTGGGTTAAACGGTTTTCAGAAACTATAACAGATATGAACCGTGAGATTAAAAAAATAGATAACAAAGGATCATTTAGCTCTGATGATGAAGTAGGCTATTTCTTTAAGGAATTAAAAAAGATAATATCACAACTAAATAATCTAGGAGATAATGAATGATAAATTCACAAGCTACTTCAAGTATAACAATAGACTCATACCCTCTTAATGTTACTCAATTTTATGAATGGTATGGTAAATTTGAAGATAAAAGAAAAGCTACAAAGCAAAAAAAACGTCGTGGTTATTTTCACGAAGAAAATGAAAAAGCTATTGTAGCTTATAATAACGAAGAATCATTTCATTTACGCAACAAAGTATACACTCAACATATTCATAAACCGTTTATGAAGTTAGCTGAAAATATAATTCACACTTTTAAATTTTATTGCTTTGATGACCCGTATGTTGATGTTCAAGCTGAAGTAGTTGCATACTTAATTGAAAAGATAGATAAATATGATCATACTAAAGGTTCTAAAGCATACTCATATTTTAGTATAGTAGCTAAAAATTATCTTATATATAATAACAATGAGAATTATAAAAAGATGAAGCAACGTACTACACTAGATGCAGTCGATCTCAAACGTAATATTACAAACGAGATAGTGCGTGATGAATATAAAGAAGCTAAAAAAGACTTTACTAATCAAATGGTTGAGTATTGGGATAATAATCTTAATGTAATATTTTCTAGAAAGAAAGATATTCGAGTAGCAGCTGCTATTGCAGAGCTTTTTAGACGTAGAGAACAGATTGAGATATATAATAAAAAAGCTCTTTATATACTAATTCGAGAAATGGCAGATGTTAAAACACAGTATATAACTAAAGTAGTTAATACTATGCGAAAGATATATAATGAAAAGTGGGAGGAATATCAGCACTCTGGAATGGTAACCTATAAAAACTCGGGCTCTATTGACCAAAACTCTAAATATTTCTAATTATTATATATGGATAAAGATAGTGAAATATTTAAAGGAAAGAGTTTTGCAGATATAGCAAAGGATTTATATGGTGCTTCCAAGAAAAAAGAATCTCAAATAAACTTACTTATATCTGAATTAAAACCATTTGTGCAAAACATAGGTGATGCAACCATTATAGTACCTTTAATAAAGGATTACCTTGAAGTAAGTGTGAAAAATGACGACCAGTTAGCTAAACTACTTGCAGTAGTACAGCGACTTATTGGTAATAATACACAGGGAGAGGGTGATTTTGGTATATCCGAGGAAGAGAAAGCTCAGTTATTAGATGAGTTAAACGCTATCGAAGAAGGTAATAAGAAGCTTAACGAAAAGGTTAAAAGTGTAAAAGATGGGGTATCAGAAAGTAAAATTCAATCACGGGACAGAAGCTAGGGTACAAACCGGGCCTTCAGGACCAGTCGATCAACAAACAGCAGAACTACAAAGTAGTCTAGAAGTTGCAGACTACCATATTGAACCAGCAGAGGTTATTGATATAATTCTTAATGCTGATCACGACAATTATGATTCTACAATTCCAGATCCAGAAGAACAGTTTGGCTTTATCAAAGTTAGAAGACTATTTTCAGATCAAAATATAGAAGATGAAGATAATCTACCATGGGCAGTTCCATTAACACGTAATATAAAACAGTATCCGTTAAAGCATGAAATAGTTTTAACAACCTCATACCTTAATAAACAATCAGTAGGTGACGCAGGTACTGAACAATTATACTACCATGATGTTATAAATATATGGGGATCTATTCACCATAATGCTTTACCATTTGTAACTATACCAAAGCCAAACGCAGACTCAGCTAACAAAAGTAAGATTGAAGAATATAAAGAGATAGGATTTGGTAACCCTAATATAGCAGGGGATGAAGGTGGTGATATTGAATATGGTGATACATTTAAAGAACAGCCTAAAATAAGACCAATTCAACCATACGAAGGTGATGTTACTTTTGAAGGTAGGTTTGGTCAGTCAATTAGGTTTGGATCAGCAGTTAAGAGCGAACCAGCTAATACGTGGTCGGATCCATCAACTGATGATCCAGCAGAACCTATAACGATTATACGTAATGGGCAAGACCAGGACCTTGAAGATGGTGGAGAGCATGTAATAGAGGATCCTAATTTAGAAGCTAGCTCAATATGGATGACTCGTGGACAAACAGTTCCTTTAACATTTGGTTCAACTAAATATGACGCGCTTTCTTTTACTGCAGGAACTAATACTGTAGGTGAAGATCTTACTGCACCTACTACTGATGATTTAATAGACGAAGAAGGTGAGCGTCAAGGTCAAATATTATTAACTTCTAATAGGTTAATTTTTAATAGTCGTGAAGCTGGTACCTACATTTTCGGTGGAGGTGGTATAGGCTTAACAACAGAAACAGATATAACTTTTGATGCAGGAGTTGAATTTTTAGTTGATACACCGTCAATATATCTAAATGCAACTGAAAAGGTAGAAATAGAAGCTCCACTTATATATCTAGGTAAATCACAGCAATCAGAAGATGATGGTGGTGTAGGAGCTACACAAGCTACTAAAGGTCACCCTCTAGTTTTAGGTGATGAAGATGATTTATGGAAGAGTACTTTATGTGATATTCTAGATGCTTGGCTTACCACACTACAGGGTGAAATTCACCCAACACCAGCTGGTCCATCAGGGCCACCTATACAAGCACCACAGTATGCTGGTCATCAAGCAGATATTGCAACATTAAAATCAACTCTAGCTACTAGCTACAGTGATACTGTGTGGGTGCAGAGAAACGGATAAATAGGAGATAGTATATGCCAGCTAATTGGGGAGGATTTACAGCAGCTATGAATTCATGGTTTTGTGGTAACGCAAGAGGTGATAGTGATGAAGAGTGGGAAGAAGCAGGAGCTCCTACTGCTAAAAAGATAGCGGATGAATATGAACTAGCAATTATTACTGCAGGTATCATTCCTTATAATAATTTATTAGCTAGTGGCTGGGTTAAAGCAACTATGGAGAGCGGTTGGAAAGCTTCCTTTGCACAGGTATTTAATTCAGCAAGTGTACCACCTGAAGGTTTAGATTTAGGTGCACCTAATTGGATGGCTGCAGCAACTGGTACAGTTAATGCTTGGGCAGCTGCTCAATATCAACCTGTACCACCACACCCTCCAACAGTAGCACCAGCTCCCGGTGTAACTCAATTAGATCCAGGACTTGGAGCAATACCAGGTCTTGCATCAACTATTAATGATGCATTTCATTCTAATAACTGTGGAGCTATAGCAGGAATACTTGTATCTGGATTTACACAGCATTTAACAATGATATCTGGACTGTACACTGGTTTAGTACCTACTCCAGCTGGTCCAGTACCAACACCTATACCATGGATGGGAGTTGCATAGAAATTTTAATCAATAAATTAAGATAAGTTATATTTATATATGATAAAGTATATTTAGAGGAAAATTATGTCTACAAACAAAATAGCACAAGTTATAAGAAAGATTGTTCGTGAAGAGGTACGCAAAGAAGTACGTCAAGTATTAAATGAGCAAAAAAATAAAAAAGTTACGTCTAATGATATGAAAAGTGGGTTAAAGCATGCTTTAGGTTTAGCTGATAGTATTGAAAGACGTTCAAGAAAACCTAAAAAACAAGTTGAGTATACGAAAAATAAAATGTTAAACGATATACTTAATGAAACTGCAGGTGAAATACAGTCAGGTAATTCATCTAGATTAACATCAGAAACAGGTGGATATGATACAATGGGTGGACAGGTATTAACTTCAAATAATGCTCAAACGTTTGATAGAAACTCTCTAGCAGCTAAACTAGGTTATGGAGATATGACTCAGACAGGAACTCCTTCAGTAGCGGAAATGATACCTACTACTGACGTACGAGGGGTAGCTAGTCATACAACAGATGTAGATCCAGGTGTAGCAAAAGCATTAACTCGTGATTATAGTGAATTAGTAAAAAAGTTTAAGAAATAATGTTAGATAAATTTGAAAGCGAAGATATAGCGTTAGGAATTGCCCTACCATTTGGTCCAGGTCAATCTAATTTTAAGCTAAACTATACAACTCTAGATCAAGCTAGAACTAATATAGTAAATTTGCTTTTAACACATAAAGGTGAACGATTTATGCAACCCGATTTTGGAACTAATTTAAGGCGATTTTTATTTCAACCTAACACTTCTAATACAGGTCAGCAGATACGAAACGAAATTATTAGTGCTATTAAATTTTGGTTACCTTATGTAAACCTAGAAAATATATCAGTTGATAGATCAGTAGAAAATATAGATCAATATAGAATAAATGTAGCATTAACCTTTTCAGTAACAAACGATATAACTAATTTTACTTCGGTAACATTTAAGTTTGCATCTGATGGAACAGTAGCAGTAATGAATTTGTAAAACATGGCATCAGTAAACGAAAAAATAGCTAAAGATATAAAATATACCGGTAAGGATTTTGCTACTATTAGAAAAAATCTAATAGACTTTTCAAAAACTTATTACCCTACAACTTTTAATGATTTTAATGAAGCGTCACCTGGTATGATGTTTCTTGAAACTACAGCATATGTAGGGGATCTATTAAGTTTTTATTTAGATAAGCAGTTTAAAGAAACTATGCTTCCTTATGCAACTGAAAGAAAAAATATAGTTGCTTTGTCACAAGCTTTAGGGTACAGACCAAAACAAGCTATAGCAGCTCAAGTTGATATAGATATATTTCAAACAGTACCATCTATAGGTGTTGGGAAGAATAACAAACCGGATTTTAGATATGCATTAGTTCTTGAAGCTGGTATGAGAGTTAAATCAACTAAAGGATCAACCTTTAGACGTGGTCTACCGGTAGACTTTTCAATATCTGGTTCACAATCACCAACTGAAATATCAGTATTTTCTACTGATGATACTACAGGTGAACCAACTTATTATTTACTACGTAAGCGTGAGTCGTTTGAATCCGGCAATACGGTAACTCAAACATTTACATTAGGTGAAGCACAACCATTTTTGCAATTAGCATTATCTAATACTAATGTTATAGAAATAATTAAATGTACAGATTCAGATGGCAGAGAATGGTCAGAAGTGCCATTTCTAGCTCAAGATACAGTATTTAAGCAAATACAAAACAATCAATACAATGATCCAGAACTTACCGACTATAATGCAGAAACGCCTTATTTATTAAAACTTAAAAAGACTTCAAAACGATTTATAACTAAAGTTAGAGAAGATGGTAAAACAGTTCTTGAATTTGGATCTGGTACATCAACTAGACCGGACGAAGAAATAGTTCCTAACCCTCTTACTGC